AGTAAACTCCGCTGTTAATCCAGCAATAGCCTGTTTTAATACTGCTGCTGCTTTAGCATCGCTATAAAATGTTTGTTCTACTAAATTTCCAGCTTTTTGTGCAGCTAATATTTCTGGAGTTAAAAGTTTCCAACCTTCTCCACCTTTAAATAATGATTTAAAATGATATGCACCCTTAATAATATATCCAAAGAAGTTACCAAGTACACCAGTTAACATAATTAATGGGCCAGCTGCTGCTGTTAGCATTCCCATAAATCCTAATGCCTGTTTAATAGGCTCTGGAAGCTTTTGAACAAATTTAATTATTCCGTCAACAAAATTAATTAAGCTGGTGTTAATTGTTAAAAATTGCTCTCCTATACCAGCTAAGTCTGCCTTTAATCCCTCTACCGCTCTTCGGTATTTACCAGAAGCTGATTCTGTTACTTGTGATAATTCTCGACTAGCTAGATTACCTAGATCTTCTGAACTGGCCTTCATTAAATCTAAAACTTGTAATGTTTGGCTACCCTGTTTACCTAAATTTTCAAATAAAGCATTTAATCTTGAAAACTGAAACTTGCCAAATAATTGTTCAATTGCTTGTTGTTTTTGTAAAGGATCAAGTTTGTCCAATGCGGCTTGCAATTCTAATAAAGTTGCCGTTACGTTTCCAGCATTTGTGCTAACTATCCCAAGAAGGTCTATTCCGAATCCTTGAAACTTTTTAACCGCAACGTTTGTTGGATTAATTAAAGATGCTAATGCAGACTTTAAAGCGTTAGCTCCTTCGGTAGCATTAATGCCACCTTCACGCATTGCTGTTAAATAAAGAGCTAAGTCTTGAACGCTACCACCAAGACCTCTAATAATTGGACCAGCTTTTGGAATTGCTTCTACTAAGTCATTTAGAGTTGTAGATGTTTGGTTTTCAACTGCGTTTAAAAAGTTAATCGACTCAGATAACTCATCTGTATTTTGTTTAAAAGCTGTCTGTATTGCTAGGGTGGCTTTCATAGCCTCTTGTCTATCTACTTCACCAAGCACAGATAATCTTGTAGTTTCTTTAATTGCCCCTAATAAATCATTTCCTTCTTTACCAGTAGCTGCAATATCCGCCGCCAGGGCTAGTGTGTCTTTAAATGATGCTCCATAAGACTTTGCTAAATCTGCTGCTGTTCTAGAAACATCTTCTCTTACTTTTCCTAATTCTTGAGAACTTACTTGAGCCACTCCGCCATAAACTTTTGTTAAACGAACAAGCTGCTCATCTGCTTGCCTAAACGCATCCGCAGATGCTTTTCCAAATGCTGCTAGTGGTACTGTTAATCCTACTGTTAACTGACGTCCTGCCCATTGAGTATTTTTACCCCAATTAATTAATTGATTAGCTCCTTCTTGAACAACCTTGTTCATAATCATTAATTCTTGTTTTGCTATTGCTGTTTTATTTTTAACTAAATCTAAGCCTTTTGGAATATGAACGTTATACTGCATTAACCCTTCAGCATTTTTACCTAATGGCTGAAGAATTGCGCTTTGAAGCTGTACTTGTTGTTTTGCTAAATCTCTTATTAGTCCGCCATTGGTTTTAGCATGTTGATTATAAACTTGAAAAAACTTACCTAATTTTAGCTGACCTCTTTCTAACTGCATTCCAAACTTATCTACATCTGATGTAAGGCTAACAAAGTGTGTTGAATACTGCCCAGTGCTTCGTAAGGTATCCGCAAATGAGCGGTTCATTACTCCAACCTGGGCAGCTAATGTCTTATTAGTTGCTACTAACTGGTCCTGCAATTTGGTTAATGAAAAAGAAACCTTATTTAGGTCAGAAATAAGGTTTGAAAAGTCGGATTTAGCGACTATGTTAGTGACTATATTTTCATCAGCCATTTATATTTATATTACTCCTTAGAGTATCCTAGCCCTGCGTTGATTCCAAATCCAGACTCTGCGGCAAACGGTCCTTGTAAAGATAATACATCGTCTCCACTAGCACTGATTCCTAGAGCCTTTCTTTTGATATCTTCGAAGGTTGGACCTTCTGTTTTTTCTTCATCTAAGTTAACGCCCTGAAGCATAGCCAAGAATTTTCTTTTCTCTTCTTCAGTTTTTTGCATCGACTTAAAAGTTTGTATTAACTCTGGCATTGAAAGGCTATCTTCTAGCTCTTCGTAATTTTTCCAATTACCTAAAAGAAAAACCTCTCCTAACAAAGCGGCTAAATCGAGTTCTGACCAGCCAGAACCGCTGCCGCTAGAAGGTTTGGGTCGTCCATCTTAATCCCACCGCATACTTCAAGTATACGATTGATTGTGGGTACGTCCAACGCATCTTCTAATGCATCTCGATCTTTTACCAAATCTGGTAACTGTTTTTCTAATGCCACTGCACAGGCATCGATTAATATGGTTAGTGTTTCATTTTCTGTTTTAGACTCAGAAGTTTTTTGGATAGCTTCCATGAACTTTCTTAGCTCTTTGATTGTTAAAGGTTTTAATTTAACCTTAGCTCCATTTTGAAGCTCGATCTCTTCTACGTTATATATGGTTGTAGCCAATTTATATCCTCCTTGGATAGTCTTAATTATTATAACAAATTGATATTACTAACACAAATAGAAAACCCCCAATTTCTTGGGGGTATCTATTAATAAATTAAATTATTATGCTACTAGTACACGGTCAATAATCTTGCCGTATTCTGAGCCAGAGTAGTTAGCATCTGGTAGAAGACGGAAGGTTACTGGGAATGTGGTTGGAGTAGTACGGGCAAGTGAGAATTGTGACTGTTGTACAGACAATACTCGACGTGCATAATATACACGCTCAGATGATGTTGAGCTTGCTGTTGGAGCTTGTCCAACTGCAATCAACTGACGCTCTGTTGGAGCGGCACCTAAAGAACCTGCTTCAAGACCTAGAGTATCTCTTTTAGATGTTCCAGTTCCTGTTGTTGATAAAGATGATGCATTCTGTCCAAATACTGTTACGATATTCTCGAGAGTACCTTCTGACATTTCTGTTGCAATCATAACTTCCATTGCGGACTTAAACAGCTTAGCTGTATCTAATAACTGATCTACAGTTACTGAGTCGTATGTTGGGTTGTATGTAATTTGAAGACCGTTGTTGGTGAAACCAACGTTGCGGTATCCAAATTTTCCAGCTTCTTGATCAACAGTGTTCAATGTTGTTGTGTATGATACTCCTGTTGAATATGCTGGTACGCCAACTGTTCCTGCGGCTGATGCAATTGCCACGCCTGGTTCGGCATTAGCAATATAATCTGAATCGTTTACGTCAATAGTTGACAAAAACAATGGAGATGCACCAACGAGAATGTTTTTAGCATTACCTACGGATTGTGCCATAGTTTATTTTCCTCCTGTGTTAAATATATATATATTTAAAAAATCTAAGCTGGCTAGGCTTTTCTTTCCTCAAGACCAATTTTAGGCCATTTTAAGCCATAAGGCAAATTATGAGAAGCGGCCTACCAGGTCTGTTATTCTAGAATATTTGATCTCTAATATTACGTCTGCTGATAGAAATCCCTGTAGTTCCTCTGATGGGGCCGTTGGGGAGATATCTGCTACAAATATACTATGGAATTTAAATTTATTTGATAGAGTAGGAAACTTATTTACATCCTTAGCCGAATCATCCATACGTCTAAATTCATCTGTCATAAAGTTTCTGATCTCATTAATTTCGGAAACATCTGTTGAGTATATGGTAAATAGGATTTGCTCACAGCATATAAGCCAATTTTCCTCATATGATAAACCTATCTTATCGTAAACTATATGCTTCTTGCCGCTCAAGAATTGATTCATCTCTGCTGATTGCTGAACTGGAATAATGGGAACTAGGGACTCTGCTAGGTTGTCGCTGTAATATTCGGTATCATCAAATATGCTTGCCGCCACCAATTTGCTCCACAAAAACTTTCTTAATTCTAGCATTGCGTCTAATTTATAATTAACTGTCATATCATTGATCCTCCGAATGCTGCCTCTACGGAAGAATCAGCCATCTGTTTAATTGAATTTGGTGAAAATGAATATTGTACCCTTTTAATTACTGAGGGTAATCTTAGGGACCTGGTCATTGCTAAATTAAATATCTGTTGAAAGCCAGATCTCTTAATTGATTGATTTACTAGATCTCCACTAAACCATCGACTGTAATATAATTTAAATTGATTTTTAACTCCGCTTCCTCCTGGCCTTTTAACGGTCACTGAGGCCCCTTTCGGCATAAAGACTGTCCCAGTGTCAGTTTCGAATACTAGGCGCTCTGCGGCCCTTGGAGCAATTACTAGGGGCATTCCAGCCTCCATCACAGAAGCTTTATTTATAAATACATGTCTACGCCTGCCTCTTTTGGCAGGGACAGTGCTTTTAGAAGGCTTGTAATCAAAATCTATTTTAAATGAAATTCCAGGAGTATCGATCATTTTTAATTTAAATAATCTAGATTCAGGACTTCCCACTCTTTTCCATTCATAGACATGGTGCAAGGATCTTGGCTTTACCCTAGCTTGAGAATCAATATATTCTCCAAAGTCTTTGTTTATTTGAGTATAAAGAGTTTTCTTAAATTTATTCTTAAATGCTGTGCTTGTAGTTAATTTAGCTATAACATTAGACTGATAATATAAGGCGGCAGATATTTGTGCCACATTGCTATCTCTAATCATAGCGTCTTTAGGTCCACCGACCATTAATCTTTCTAGGCCAGAAGCTGCTGTAACTAACATAGCGCTAGAGTCCAATTTGTTGATTCTCCGATCTCTTCATTGAAGAGTTATATCCTAATACTCTGCCAAATGGGTCTGTAATTGGGGTTGTTCCCATAACCTCAAATACTGTGGGAGTCTCGGTTGGAAAGTCTAGTTCTACCCAGATATAGTTGTTTTGCATATCTCTAATATTGGTTACTTTTTCTCTAGTAGTAATTCTTTGTTCAGTTCTAACTTGAATAATTTGGTCATTAACATATTTGTTATTAAATATTTGTTTATCGCTGCTTCTAGTAGTAGCAGAGTTACTGATAACTCCCTTGGCGTGACAGTCTAGGGTTTTATAATATTGCCATTCTTTTACAATTGCGCCAGTGTCTGGGTTCTGAGAATCTATCTGTTTATAGATATCCAGTTTCATTGGCAAAACTGACTGGATAAGATCTTGCATTAAATAACAACCATTCCATTTATGACATATGGGTTTAGTAGTTGGTCTACATATGCATTTCCTGTGCCACGATAAGCATCTCCGCTATACTCAAATTGCCAGTCAAATGTTTGAATATTCTTTACATACTTATTTTTCCAAATATTGTCTTTTGAAAAATAGTCTTTCATTAACTCTACGCAAGCCTGTTGTACGTTACTTGGAACTAGATCCCATCCATATTTTCCTATAACTTTATATCTAACATTCTTGGCAAATGCCCCGTTAATATTGTCATTAATTGTTGGAGGCACCATTCCATTAGCAACGTATACTGTATTATCTATTAATCCAGTTCTGTCTACCCTTATTCCAAAACCTGTCTCTGAAATAATTGGAGTATATGTCCAGTTGTTTGTTAGTGGGCTAGTTGTATTATCTATAAATAAAATGTCATTTGAATAAAGTTGATAAATTGAATTTATTTTATAAGGCAAAGGCAGAATGTCAGAGTTATTTCCATATACTACCTCTGTATCATCATATAGGTAAAATTCTTGACCTGTGTAATCTTCAATAATTTTTCTAGCATATCTTTCCGCCACCCTGATATCATTATAGGTTTTATAATTTGGATCGCTAGGATCTGATCCTAAATTAAGACTATCGATATGCTCATTTAAATTAATATATGGTGTTGCAACATCTACATATGTAATGTGTGTTCCGCTTACGGAAGATACTACGTATGACCATACTAGTTTAAATTTTCTATTTCTAACTGAGTATGAAAATGGCAAAACAACTTGGTAAGTTCCTGTATCTGTTTCTACGGCTGTAGCCGTTAATGTAGTAAGAACAGTTGTTGGAAGAATTGCTGGTGTGATGGCTGGATCTTCTGTTATATCGTAAACAGCAGCGGTTACATTTCCGTCTGGAATTACTAACTCACCTTCCCAATAGATTTTTGTCTTAATTGGGGTATTGCTATTTACGTATATCTCTGCCATTATTAGATTTTAATTAGCTATAAAACTCTTGTACTTCCTTTGGGTTAGCTAATCTAAAACCTTCCTCCTTGTCAAAAATTGCTTGCGCTTTTTCTTTATTCATTGCGACAAATGGGTGCTCTTTTGTAAAAGTAAAACCTAAAATATCGTATCTGAAATTTGCTCTGGTCATCTTTACCAAAACATCATCCTCAGAAATTTCTTTCTTTGGATCAAACTTAGCCTGCGGCTCTGGGGCCTCTTCTAAATT